AGAAAGGACACGATCACTTAGGATCCCATCACGAGCACCTTCAGTAGAAAGGGTACAATCACGCGTACCTTCAAATGATTTGCCACCATTGCCCTCTCTTGAACAGAGATCGGATCCGCTTTCTGAGCTTTCATCTGTAGAATCAACTATATCGCAAACGAGAAGAGTGATTAGAAATGAAGAAGATATTGAAAAAATGCTTAGAGAAATACAGAAACCTCAAAAAAGTATAGCTAATATATCTGCTGTTCAACGAAGATTGTTCAATTGTTTAGGTCTAACGAATTAAATCATTTTTAAGATATAAAATGATTTTTTGGTTACACAAATTAATACGTAGAGATAAGTATGGATTCATATATAAAAGAAATAGACGATCTACTAGCTGATTTAAGTGTGAAAATGAAAGAAGATAAAGAATGGCTTTGGAGCTTTGTATATGAAGACATAAATGAAGCTGATTCATCAGCTATAGAAATGTATATTAGAGATGTTATAAAAAAGGGGTTATTGGGTTGGAATCATAAAATTTTCGAGGCTTCGAAGCAAAGCCAAGAAGATCATGATTGTTATACAAGTAATCCGTTTGAAGCCGAAGAAGGTGTTGTTGAATGTATAAAATGTAGTTCAACTAAGGTATATTCTGTTTCAGTTCAAACAAGAGCAAGTGATGAGTCTATGACAACAATGGCTCAGTGTACTTTATGTAAAACAAAGTGGTCATACAATGGTTAGATACATTTTTGGGGGCATTCAAATATATTTCATATGTGCAAACATATGAAATATCAATGCAAATACAAAATGAAAACATTTCATATAATTCTTTTATTTATAATATTTGTAGCTGTTTGGTATTATTTATCGTTAAAATACGAACAATACCTTGAGAACGAACCTACTATATTACGTTTGAAAAATAAACTATATCCGGTGTTTCCTGAATTAAAATATGTTAAAATAATGAAGGGTGGGTCTTCATATATCCTCAATAAGAAAAAAATTTACCTTTGTACAGAATCAAAGGGAATCGTATATGACGATAATATGTTAACATATGTAATCTTACATGAATTAGCTCATTCAATGTGTCCTCAATTGAATCATACAAAACAATTTAAGGAAATATTTGACGTTTTATTGAAAAGAGCAATACGGCATAAATTATATGATCCAACTAAACCAAAACCCGAAAATTATTGTGAAAATTAATAAAAATGGATGATAAACTAAAAATCAATAATTTGCGGCAAGATTTGATCGATTCAAATCTAAGAATATTTATTAACATATTGAGATCGAAATACAGCCATAAAAAAGAAGTAAAAAGATTAAAATAATACTAAAAATCAGATACTAAAAATATATCTTTAATAATATATCTCTAATAATAAAACAAGTTATAATGGCAGGAAATTTAAGTCTTGAAGCATCAATCCGCACATGTAAAATAGATCCTGCATATGCGGCAAAGGTACAAAGCGATCGATTCCTTAATCCTCATAACATGGTATGTCCTATTTGGAATGGATATGAAAGTGCTGGACGACCAGCATGTTCCGATTCATTTAATACAAAGAATGCAGGCTGTAATAGCGCTGAAGATAGAATATTTGTAGAAAATTATCAAAGACCTCAATATGTTGAATACGTCAATTTAAGCAGTGGTGGTATTCATGGAGAATTTTATGGTCCATCGTCTATGTCTACCATGAATCAATGGTCACGAATGAAAGGAGCTTCAGATCTCAGCGCAGTGAATAATATTTCGGGAAATTATGGTCTACAATTTGGATCAACAGTTTATCCTAACTGCGGTGTGAATGCGTATACTAGGGGTATGCAACAAAATGCTGATTCACTGAGAAAGATGTCGGCATATAATCAAGCTTATAAATCAAATTATATGAAAAATATGTCAGGATGCGGTGTTTGATTGCAGAAAAAACCATTCATAACAATTTATATCTATTGGATATAAATTAAACGTCTTGTAAAAACAAAATGGAGGCGCAATCATTACAATTATCTAGCCCTAAAAATCAACCGTTTGGGCTCTTGAGCAGCAAAGCGGTAGTTGATTTTGAAGTGGGTGTAAAAGCTTTTCCCGATCCAATGCTTCGTTTTAAACATGGGTCATGGAAAACTGTAAATCAATTTGTATACATTAATATGTTTAAAAATGAGAGTCATCGACAACGCATGAGTGAAATGTTAGGGCGAAATCAGTTCAACAATATGGTATCTCTTCGTCAAGAAGAAGATTCAATGATCTACAATGCGTCGATAAATATTGGACTAACTAAGAGATTTTTACAAAACAAATTATTATTGCAAAGGTTGTACGATACGAGAGGTAAACAACTTATATATACTGATATAGATATTTTAAAATTATTATATAGGTTACGCCAGGATTCAACCGTAGTATTTGATCCAAAAACAAATAAAGATGTTCCTATGGCAGATGTTCAAAAAGTTATTGCCACGGTTACTCGAAAAATTTTGAAGGACCCGTATTCTGTTCCAGATAATATGACATATGCTCAATTAGCTGCAAAATATAAACTAAAACCCGTTGATAAACCACTTCCACCTGATGATGATATATTCATTAATATCAATTGTATGGTTCCTATGATTAAATTTAGATTGAAAGAAATATTATTGCAAAAGGAAATAGAACGGTTCAAAATTCATTTATTGTCTGTTTTTCTCGATCATATTCTCAAAGAAGACTATCCATACTTGGATCCATTGGAATATGACCAGGCGAAAATCCAACAGATTAAGAAAGAAGAAAAAAATGTTGTTGAAATATACAAAAATCAACTATACGATATTTACGTAAAAGGAGATATAAAAGGATCAAAAATAGATAAGATATTGTCGAAACTAACCATTACGCCAGATGAATTACTTCAAAGTATGAACGTTGATTTGAAAGAACTAAATACTCTAATAATACAATCGGAACCAAATGCTCAAAAGATATATATTGAAGCAAATGATCCATTTTTACCTCACTATCGTGAAGATGTTGAAATAGATGGAAAAGTATACAATTCTGTTACTCATTATGCATACAATATGATGTTGGCCAATATGCTCAGTACGGGACACCTACCAGACTTAGAAGTGAATCTAAATGAGGTAGAATTAAAAGATTTAATTACTGTATTCAATAATATTAGACGAGATTGGATACATCACAATCTTAAGGCTAATAATGAATCTGCTATTGGTATGAAATTTGAACAAAATCCTGTTTTGATTCATTTACTTCTGGCAACTGAACCAGCTAGATTAATATGGAGTGACCATTCGGATCCTATTTTAGGCATAGGAAACGATACTGATAGAAAAGGAGAGAACATAACAGGTCTGCTTTTAGAATTCATGAGAGTAAACTATAAAAAAATGGTAATAATCGATAGGAAAATTTCCTCATTTTCCTCTATCAGTGATAATTTGTGGACATTAGGATGGTTAAAGAACATAGGTAATGATCTGAGGAATACAACGCTCTTATTGCGAGAACCAAAAACCAGTGATTTAGAAATTATTTATAATGTTTCTAGTATTATTATGACACCAAAAAAAGAGGATATTGAAACACTTCATAATGTTGGTTTAAACGATGAACAAATTAGGATCGTTTTTCCTATTATAGCTGGCATATACATGCCAATGACTACTAAAACGCAAAATCAATTGTTGAATGATGAAGGGGTTAAGTATTTCAAGAACACCGATTATTACAAGAATGATTTCGTAGTATGTAATGAAAATGCAGTCAAACAATTAGGAAAATTAGCAGATATGTTTCAATTAGCAGATGGCGTCGATAAGGAAATGTTTATATATAGTATTTTATCTGGAAAACAAACAAGTGATAAATGTGAAATACGATGGGAACGTATAAATTTATGGCAGAAAAAAATTGAAAATATATGTCCAAAAATTATAGATTATAATTCTGACAAGATGACTCAAGAAACACCTTCAACCGGTTTGTATCCACAATTGGATAAGATGTTCGAAGAGTTGACCTTGGAGAAAAAGAAAGTAACTAAAAAGGAACTGTTGGAGGAAGCCAAGACGCTTGATATCAAAGTATCTACCCGATTGAGGAAAGACGAAATTAAAGCTTTGATTGATGTAGAAAAAAAAACCACCAAATTGAAAGTCAGGATGGCTGATATTCCATTAGCGAAGATCAGGCATGCTGATATTCCAAAGGCGAAGATCATGATGGCTGATATTCCAAAAGCCCCTATTCAAACAGCCCCTATTGAAAAAGCCCCTATTCAAACAGCCCTGACAAAAGCTCCTGTGCGCGTATCAAAGATAACAAAAGCAGGAGGTCTTGAGGGTGAATCTTTCAAAAATTGGAAAATTGGAAACCTGTTGGGAAATGGAGCATTTGGAGCTATTTATGAATTAGAAGGTCATCCAAATCTTGTTTTGAAGACAAAAAGATCTGATCTTGCGAAGAACAAGGATTCTGGAATCTTCTTTGAAAAAAATATCTACAGAAAGATTATTGGCGAAGATGGTGACAAGAATGGAATTCCTCAATTAACAGAATCAGGTAAAATGCCATTAAATAATGATTACTACCTTATAATGCCTAAATTTGAAACAAGTCTTGACAATCTAATTGAAAAGAAAACACTTTCAGATTTTGAGATAAAAGAAGTTATGAATGATGTTCTTGATGCACTGAAGTATCTGTCTGACAGGAATTATTTGCATTTGGATATCAAAACTGAAAATATCATGAGGAAAGACAATCATTGGTATCTCATTGATTATGGAATGGCACTAAAATTCAATAGTAATATCGAAGTAACAAAGGATCCGAAATTAGCATTCAATGGAACCCTGTGGTATATGGCTCGAGATGCTCACGTAGGTCGTATGAGCAGAAAAGCTGATCTTGAATCACTTGTGTACGCCATGATGCTGATGTTTGGGCATCAATTACCTTGGGCAACAGAGAAGGCGAAAAACGAAAAGAAAGAAGCTTACAATTCAAGGATCTTGGAAAGTAAGAATGAATTCTTTGATTCATACCAGCAATTGGCTATTGGACGGGAGTTCATTGATTTCATTGGATATGTAAATGACCTTCAGCCTGGCCAAAACCCTGATTATGATGGGATTAAATTTAAACTGTAAATAACTATGTAAATATGGATGTATGTCACGATTTCTAGCGGAGGTTGGGGCTAGGAGTTTTACTCAAAAAGAGCGGGGACATGCATTTTCATTTTTAAATATGTTTTTTAATTGGTTTCTATACCTTTTTAGGTATAGAAATATGATATAATATAATGTTAAAGGTTTACAATATATCTAGAAATGCATTACACCGCAACATTTTTACTTAAAAATCCTTGTAAGATTGCGTATTTTAACAATCCAAATATTCAAACCATCTTCAATGAAGAAGAAATGCCATTCATCAAAATGTTTTGGCATCAAGAATTTGATACAACATGGATAATTCTTGATGAATTATTTATAAAGAAATGGCTTAATAATCAGCGATACGAAGAAATTCTATCACAAATGTTTAATTACGATATCGATTACAAGACTATTGATGATAAATACATTATTAAAGGTGAATGTTTGAAACATCTGTGTATTTTATCTAATTATTTTTTTCGACATTTTTTCATTAAATTCGGTAATTTATCACGATTACTTTTGATTTCTGATATTACGGTTCATAAACAGTTAGACAAAATTTGTCAAAAGATCGACAATATTACGTTTCATGTTAATGAGATCTTAAGTGAGCGTATTGAGGAACTAACTAAACACGATACAAGATGTGAAGAGGTAATGAACATTATTAAATTACCGTATCCTAATAATACACCAGTACATTTATTAAATGCAAAATACGTTGTTATAAGATGTCTTCGTAAGAATTACAAGAAAAATTTAAATAAAATCAAATCGTGTGATATGGAGGAAATGTTTGATACACCAATTCTCAGTAAAGGATTAAATATCATCAAGGAGCTAAAACAACGTGGTTTTAAGACGTTAAAAAACAATGCTTTTTTTAGTGATAATCATTTGGAATTGGTCGATTCCATAAAGGTCATTATCGCTCAATCCCTCGAAGAACCACAGGATTAGAAAATTTGAATATATTTATCGCATAAGAATATGTAATAAAAAGATGAATACTAAAGAAATGACCTTGAACGAGTTTCTCCGTGAAATGAAAGCGTATGATCCATGTCATACGCATGTATCAATGGGTACACCAAGGGGAATTTATGCTTTTGGATCTAAGATGAAAGATTTTTGGAAAATCTATATTAAGAGTCTTAAAACAAATGCTGCAATGTATTTAGCCGAAAATCCTGGAAAAGAATCACCTATTCTTGTAGATATCGATCTTAGAGTGAAAAAATCCATTCTTTCAAAAGAAGATGAAGAGCAAGATCATCTCTATAGAGATGATCAGGTGATTGAAATTGTTAAAGCATATCAAAAAGCTATTTCCGAAGTAGTAGATTTCGAAGATATAAATGGTACTGAACGAGATGGGTTATTCACATGTGTATTGCTTGAAAAGAAACCATATGAAACAGAGATTGGTGGAGAAAAGTATATCAAAAATGGGTTTCATCTTCATTTCCCAAAATTATTCTTAGATAAAAAAGTACAAGAAGTATACATCATACCTAAAGTAAAAGAACAAATTACTGGTCTATTTGACAATATAGGAGCCAAAGATTTTTTGGATGCAAATTCAATCAATGTTCATTGGATCCTATATGGTTGTAGGAAACCCAATCACTCGCCCTATACGGCTACTAGATGTTTCCTTAAGGATGCTAAAGAAGTGTCTTTAAACGAAGGTTTAAGTGATTATGTTTGCAGCAAATATCCTGGAGAGGTTCAATCTGACGTTGATTGTAATAATCGAGTGATGGAAATGCTACCACGTATCCTATCCATTTTCTTGTATGATAGAGCAGATAATTATTTTTATAATCCGAAACCTAGCGTAACAACGCCTTTAATGAAAGTCTTTAAAATGGTTAAGAATAAACGTAAACAATATGATGTTGATTCTATTGAAAAACAGCTTCAAGAAGCTCAACAACTCATAGGTATGATGAAAGAGAGTCGCGCAGACGATAGATCAACATGGCTTCGTGTAGGTTACTGTCTATGGCAAATTAGTGAGGGCGATGAGGATGGATTTTCATTATGGTTAGATTTTGCGGAACAAAGTGATAAATTTCAAGAAAGTGAATGTTTATCATTATGGCACAAGATGCGTCCCAATAATTTTACAATAGGTACCCTAAAATATTATGCTAAACAAGACAGTCCGGATGAATATGAAAAAATGATCAATGATAAAACTCATAATCTTGTTATTGAAGCTGTTAATGGATGTCATAATGACGTTGCAAAAATCTTATTTAATGAATATGGTAATGAATTTGTCTGTACTAGTATCAGTAACAAAGAATGGTATCAATTCAAGGATCATATTTGGAAACCACTTGATAAAGGAACTAATCTCCGGGAACGTATTTCAGATGATAATGGTATAATTATAAAACAATTAAAATATAAATTACATGAAATCCGTATCACCCTTGAAAATATTGAAAAAGATGATCCGATTAGAAAGGAAGTTGAAAGGAAAATTAAAAAAATGAATGACCTCATTAGACAATGCAAAGCTACTCCATTCAAAAATCATGTGATGGTTGAATCTCAAGAAGTTTTCTATAATCCTGAATTCTACAATCTTTTGAATAAAAATCCGTATTTAGTTGCATTTAAAAATGGGGTGTATGACTTCGAGAATGATGTATTTCGAGATGGAAACCCAGAGGATTACATCTCAATTGCATTACCGATTGAATATGTAAACTACGGATCGATAGATCAACCGGATGTAATTGAAGTAGATGATTATTTTCAAAAGGTGTTTCCAGACAGAGATGTACGAGACTATTTTCTTGATCAAGCATGTCATGTGTTTGTAGGAGGCAATCACAACAAGGTAATTCTTTTTTGGACAGGTGAAGGTAATAATGGAAAAACTGTTACACAGACACTATTTGAGAAAATGCTTGGTAAACTAGCTGTTAAATTTAGTACATCACTTCTAACTGGTAAAAAGGCTAATATAGGATCTGCTAATCCCGAAATGGCTCGTGCTGGTGAAGGTGTGAGATGGGCAGTTATGGACGAACCTAATGCAGATGAGATGATTAGTTCTGGTACATTGAAAGGTTTAACAGGAAATGATTCTTACTGGGCTCGTGATCTGTTTCAAAGAGGAAAAGAAACAAGAGAAATACAACCTTTATTCAAGCTTCATATGATATGTAATAAGCTTCCTGCGATAAAAGACGCAGACAAGGCTACATGGAATCGAATTCGTGTAATTCCATTTGAAAGCACGTTCAAGAGTGAAAACGAATGTCCTCATGATATTGAGGATCAGATTGCTGAAAAGATATTTCCTATGGATAAAAATTTTACTGATAAAATTCCAAGAATGACACAGCCATTAGCATGGTATCTCATTCAGAGGTGGAGATCAATTAGAAAAATGGAATCTATTGAACCTCAAAAGGTTAAAGTAGCAACGGATATGTACAGAGAAGAAAATGATATTTATAAACAGTTTGAAAATCAATGTGTTTTCATCAAGAAAGATTCAAAGCTCACATCTGTTACCTTATATTCACATTTCAAAGAATGGTTTAGAGAAGAATGTCCTAATCATCCAATCCCTACCAGAAATGCAGTTAGACATCATTTTATAACTCAATGGGGTGATTTAGACAAGGGTAAGCATTGGCTTCACAAGACATGTAGACAGGTTGCTATTGACGATGATGATAAGGCTAATCCATTTTTGTAAATAATTCTTATCGCATTTTTGCGATAAGAATTAATCATCGTTTTGTTGTCGTACTTCAGCAAACTGTAAATAATCATCACAACCAAATTTAAATTCTGGTACCTGATCAGCTCTAAAATAGAAAACACAATCTGTCCATTCATTACTTTGAAGCTGATTATTAATATAAATACATGTGTAATCCGTTGTCAGCTCATTCATTAGTTGACAAAATATAGAATATGATGGAATAATACTAGCAAAATTTTTATAAATTTTTTCACGATTAGATTGATTTGGTTCTCTGAAAATGAAAACACCGTCAATATTCGTTCTTATATTCGGTTTAAAATCAAAGACATATTGGTTTGCAAAAATCGCGAGCATATTCCAATGACGCCCGTTCTTAAAAAGACCTTGCATTACTGGATCATTAAAAATCTTTACATCATCCATACAATCGTCCATTACAAGTACTGCCCATCCATTTGGAAGATGTTCTTTAGCTAATTTTTGACGTTTGATAAAATTTTCAAGAACATCTTTTTTGTACTTTTCATATATGAAAAGATTTGGAAATAACCGGGAATAAAACTTATTACTATCTTCAGATCCAGAGATAACAAGACCTGTAGGGATCAGATGTTTTTTGGCATATAATAAATGGTTAATAAGCCAAGATTTTCCAGAACCTGGTTTCCCAATAATGGTAATTTTAGAACCACCTAAATTAGATTTTAGGCTCTCCATATTAGGTCTAATTGAATCTATATTAAGCTCTTTTATTGAAATAATTTTAACCATTTTCTTCGAGGATTTTTTCTTCGAAGATTTTATCTCTAAGGTTCTATAAAATATTTGAATTATAGGTAACGAAGATGATAAATAAATATAAACCAATAACAATGAATCAAAATAAATTTATCTCATCTGAAGAAGGGTTTCCTAAGTTAAATACTGACAATATCAAGATTATGGCACCCAAATCTACAGCCACAGGAAGAGGAACATGGGTTACAATCAGATATGACTATGGAGATGGAAAAATATTACCACTGAAAATCCAAACATCAGAAGTATTTTCTTATGGAATCTCGAAATTTGACGAAAATGCACCAAAGAAAATATCACTTTGTATGCATGATCGTAATCTGAGAGATAAAAATACAGACATGTTAACTGAAAATGAAAAACTGGACATTAAAATGGAAGACATGACCGTCAAAATACTAGAAGACATAACTGCAAAAATAAAAGATTTATTAATGGAACAAGATTTTATTAAAGCTTTGGGTAAAAAGATGAATG